CCTATTATGGCTGGTGAAAGTCCATTGCCAGATCATATCAGCCGCGAAGAAGCCCTGATGTTGGTGAAACCTGACACATGGAAGTTCTTCAAATCAGCCAGCTGGTCTATCAGAAATTAAAGATCAAGATGGCGAATTGACAGGATATACCAAGAATCCGGAAGCAGAGAACCGTAAGAACACCATTGGTAACTACTACGAGGACATCATCAAGGGTAAGTCCCGTGGCTGGATTAATGTCTATGTTATGAACCGCCTTGGCAGCCTCAATGACGGAAAGCCAGTCTATCACATGTTCAATGAAGATGTTCATATTGCCAAGGAGCCACTGCTCCCCGTGCCGAATGTCCCGATCATTGTTGGTCTAGACTTTGGTTTGACCCCTGCCGCGGCCTATTGCCAACATATTCGTGGCAAATGGCTGGTTCTTGGTGAGTTGGTGGCGGAGGATATGGGTATTACAAGATTCACGGAAGCTCTTAAACGTGATCTTGCCCAGCGGTTTCCTAGCCAACAATATATGATTTATGGAGATCCGGCTGGTGATTATCGTGCCCAGACAGATGAACGCACCCCATTTCAGATATTACGGTCAGCTGGAATCAAGGCATATCCTGCGGGGAATAATGATGTTTCTCTCCGCATCGAAGCTGTGTCCGCTCCATTGAATAGACTAGTTGATGGTCAGGTTGGATTTCTCGTTGACAGTTCGATGTGTCAATCTGATCAAGGGGTTTCGTGGCGGTTATGGCTATCGACGGATGCAGATCTCCGGTGCCGAACGCTATGAGGATAAACCAGAAAAGAACAAATACTCCCACATCCATGACGCACTACAATATGCCATGATTGGTGGCGGAGAGGGGCGGGCATTGACAATGGGCGGCAAAACAAGCAAACCAGTCCAAGCCCGTAAGGACTTTGATGTGTTTACAAGGAAGCCTTTTAATCCAAAGCGGCGCGTAAGTGCATTGTAAGTATTTTGGTATTTATACATCCAAAGCGGGATAGTTTATATCTGGAGACTACTATGTGCGATTTGTTTAAGTTTGACGCACCATCTCAATCTGCAAGTCAGCAGCAAGCTACCAAGGCTCAGGAAGAAATGATCCAGCAGCAGCAGGACGCGGCGGATGCCGCACGCGCAGATGAGAAGCGGAAGCGCACGGCAGATCTTGTTGCGCGTAGTGCCGGACTTTACGGCCTTCGTTCTTTAATTTCTGGTCCCGCTGGTGGTTCTGGGTTCCTTGGCAAGAAAGCAAGCTAATGGCTCTTGATGAGCAAGTTATACCCGTAGATAACTTTTCTGTAGAATCACTTACAGAAAGATTTCGTCGGGCAAAACATATTAAGGATTTGTGGACTCCCAAGTTTGAGGAGTGCTACGAATATGCTTTCCCGCAGCGCGAAAGTTTCTATGCCGAAGAACAGGGTCAGACAAAGACCGATAAGATCTTCGACGAGACAGCCGTTGTCGGCCTTCAAGAGTTTGCTTCCCGTCTTCAGTCCGGCCTTGTTCCCAACTATGCTCGTTGGGCCGAACTTGTTTCAGGCTCCGAGATCCCACAAGACCAGCGCAGTGAAGTAGATCAGTCGCTTGAAGAAGTGACTAACTACATCTTTGAGATTATCCAGAACTCCAACTTCTCCCAAGAAGTCCATGAGAGTTTCTTGGATCTTGGTATTGGCACTGGCTGCTTGCAGATCACCGAGGGCGATGCTCTCAATCCGGTTATGTTTACCTCGATCCCGTTGACCCAGCTTTATGTTGACGTTGGTCCGGATGATCAGATCGATGCCGTATTCCGTGAACGCAAGCTCCGTGCAAGCAAGATCAAGGTTGCCTATCCAAAGGCAAAACTGCCCGTAAAGCTGGAGATTGATCTCAGCACTGGTAAAGATGCCCAACTTAATTTGATCGATTGCACCTATCGCGTCTATGGTTCTATGGAAGAACGCTATCAACGGATGGTGTTTGATCCTGTTTCCAAGGATCTTTTTTATCAAGAAACCTATACTGGCACTGGCTCAAACCCATTTGTGCCGTTCCGTTGGTCGAAGGCGGCAGGAGAGGTCTATGGTCGTGGCCCACTTCTCAATGCCATGCCAGCAATCAAAACATGTAACCTGACGGTGCAATTGATTCTTGAGAACGCGCAGATGGCGATCTCTGGTCTGTATCAAATTGAAGACGATGGTGTCATCAATGTAGATACAATTCAAATTGTTCCTGGAACTTTAATCCCAATTGCTCCGGGCTCTTCTGGGTTGAAGAATGTAACAGCGACTGGTAACTTCGATGTTGCCCAGTTGGTTCTTACCGATATGCGTATGAATATCCGCAAGGCTCTGTATAATGATATGCTTGGCAATCCGGACAAAACTCCGATGAGTGCGACAGAAGTCAGCCAGCGTATGGCTGATCTGTCCCGCCAGATTGGTGCAGCCTTTGGTCGCTTGCAAGCCGAGTTGATCAATCCTGTCCTTCGTCGTGTAATCTATATCCTCAAGAAGCAGGGCCGCATCTCGATCCCGACCGTTAATGGTCGTGAGATCAAGGTTCGCTCATCTTCGCCGCTGGCACAAGCGCAACAGCAACAGGATATTGTGTCGTTTGATCGGTATATTGAAATGCTTGGGCTTCGTTTTGGACCCCAGTTGGTTAATATGCTTGTCAAGACTGAAGAAGCCGCTAAATATCTTTCGGATAAGTTTGGTATTCCGGAGCGGTTACTTCGTTCAAATGAGGAGAGAGCGCAGCTTTTAAACCAGCTGACGCAACAAATGGGTGGTCAACTTGGCGGTCAACAAACGCCCCCTAGTGCTGGGGCCTGACGGGATTACTCGTTCGCCCGAACAAGAGAACGAGTTAAACAAATTGATGGCGGGTATCTTTTCCAGTCAAGGCGGGAAAGAGGCATTGCGTTATCTGCGATCTATAACTATTGAGTCCGTAAGCGGTCCCAATATCAATTCAAATGAATTATTCCACCGCGAAGGAATGAGATTCCTCGTCGGTATTATTGAGCAGCGTATCTTGAGAGGACAAAATGGATCAGGTAACTGAAGCCCCGCAAGCAGATCAAGCTCCATCTGCTACCCCAAATACCTTGATTTCTACACCGCAGGAAGAAAAAGTCGCGCGACCAGACTGGTTGCCGGAGAAATTCTGGGTAGATGACAAACCAGCTGTAGAGCAATTGGCTAAAAGTTACGCCGAACTGGAAAAGAATTTCAGGGGTGATGACTTCCGCGCCAAGATTATTGATGAATTGTCGGAAGAGGCTTTGGCTGCTCGCCCTGAATCACCAGATAAATACGAGCTTCCCAAGTTTGATGGCGTTCCAGAAGAGGCAATCAAAGGTCCGTTGACCGAATGGTGGCAGCAATTTGCCTATGATAATGCCTTTGACAACGAAACATTCCAAGTCGGCATTGCTAAATATCTTGAGGCAATCCAGTCAAACCAGCCAGACTACGATGCGGAAATGAAGGCTCTTGGTGAAAATGCCAAGGTCAGAACCGAAGCCGTTGGTCTTTGGGTCAATAAGAATTTTACTGCCGAAGAGCGTCCGGTCATCGAGCAATTCTGTTCTACAGCCAAGGGTGTGAAGGTCATCGAGCGCGTCATGGCTTTGGCTCGTGGTGACGCGACTCAGATTGTGTCGGACACACCAACCGAAGTGACCGAAGACGATGTAAAGAAGATGATGAACGACCGTCGATACTGGCATCCGGCAGATCGTGATCCCAAGTATATTGCGGAAGTCCAGAGTTTCTTCCAACGCAAGTTCAATAAATGATTGTATCCCGTCTCTCTCCGGAGGATGTCGATACTTGCATAGGTCTTGGCTGGCTCATGCACAAAGAGAGTGCCTTGAGTTCAATCACTTTTGATGTTGCCAAGATGAAAACCATAGCCAACGCCTGTCTGTCCAACCCAGACTGGACTTGTTATGTTGCAAAGCACAATGAAATGACCATCGGGATGATGGTCGGATTTGTCGGACAATACTGGTTTTCGACTGAAAGATACGCGATGGACCTTGCTCTGTATGTCCATCCCGACCACAGAGGCTCATCAGCTGCTTTCCGGCTGCTCAAAGAGTTTACGATTTGGGCTTCCCAGCAGAATGTGAAAC